GCTTCTAAGCATCTCGCAAAATTTGCGGGGCTATACTTATTAATTCTCGTACTTGCGTTCATAGGTAGTATTAAATTCATTCCATCAGAAAGCATAGCGGTCGTGGCGGGCTTAATCACACTGGTCGTGACGAATCTGAGTACGATTTTAAAGGGAATCGTAGAAAATGGACAAGGGAAAGAAGAGGAACTTTTAGGGAGTAAGAAATGAATCCAATATGGGGAATATTTTTCAAGGACAGATTTAGAACACCTTTTTCAGTGTATAAGATGAGTTTAGCAGAGCTTGTAGTTTTGCTTGGACTCGTTGCTGGTGCTGGAATTGGAATTGCGAAAGGGATTAGTTGGATCTTTGAGTTAGAAGGTGTCGAATCTACGGAGTAAATAGTGAAAGAAGAATATTTTTATAAGAAGACCTTAGCTTTGTTGGAGAAGGTTCAAGATGCTCCTGTTAGAGCGGGGGCTGCTGCACCCCCATCTAGATCTGTTACTTCCTATTTGAGGCCAGTGAATCCCGCTAAAACAGCGGCAGCTATAAAGTCAGCGAGGAGTGGAGAAACTATTCCTGATCCTAATAGGAGGGAGAGAGTATCTGCCCCGACACCTATGGTTCCAGGGGGGATTATGCAGAGCGGGAGAGTGGGTGTTCCTGGTGGCTTTGCGGCAGATGTTATGGGTCCTGGGCCAGGAAAGATTAAGAGTGCTGCAAAAGTAAGTAAATGGGTAGCAAAAACTGGACCTGGACAAGCGATTATACGACAACTTGGAAAAATTCCGAACCCTATAAATGTAGCCACAGATCTAGGACAAAAGGCAGTAGGAAGAATGAGAAGTTTATTTAGAGGAGGGGGAAGAGGAAGAATAACTACACCTACACCAACTACACCTAGACCAGCGGGAACACCATCACCTACACCAACTACACCTAGACCAGCGGGAACACCATCACCTACACCAACTACACCTAGACCTACACCAGCGGGAACACCACCACCAAGAGGAAAACCGCCAGGAAGAACTGGCACCCCTGATCCTCCTGGAACACCTAAAAGAACAACTGGTGCGCCAAACGGACCTAATAAAGGGGACGATTTTGATTGGTTAGTTCCTCCTGTTCTGTATGGGGCATATAAATTAGCTCAGGCTGGCACGAATGTACAAACAGATCCCGCAACACAAACAGGTCCCGCAACACAAACTCTACCACAAGGACAACAAGTTAAACCCCCTACAGGATCTGCCACAGGAACAAAAGCTCCACCAAGAAAGCCTAAAAAAGCTAAACTCAAAATTCCAATTCCTAAAGTAGTTCCAAGAGGTGGACATGTTCGTGGAAAGAGTGGAAATCCTAGAGGTAGACGATTCACTACCACCACACAACGAGGTGATGAGGATGAATTAGAAGCACAAAGAGAGGAAAGATCTATGAGTAATATTTATAAAAGAATGGGTGTATTACTAGAGGGCGAATTTGGAGATCAGAAAAGGGACAGGGATATACAAAAATGGATTGATGATACTGCGAAGGCCAGGAACATGAGGAGAGCATCTGCTGCCTCACAGGTCCCCTCTTCGCAATCTGCGAGGGATAGAGGTGCTTGGAATGCTATGCAACAATTAAAAGATGTGTCGAGGCAGAGACAGGGAGCGCGGATAAGAAGACAGAATACATACAATAGGGGTGCGGCTGCTGGAGCCAGAGGGATTTCAGGGCAAGCAGCATATGAAAGGGGCCATAAGTTTGGGGTTGCTTCTAGGGCCCCTAGGGGTGGGATGAGAAGTCCTCTTGATCGACTTCGTGGGATCTCCAGAATTGGCAGACCTACATCACTAGATCCAAAGACTGGTAAGCCTGAGGTGGACCCACAGACTGGCAAGCCCGTGCGCGGCTCTTTTCAATGGGGGGTGGGGCGATATGGTGGTGATCCTCAGGCAGATCAGACCCCCATGGGGAAATTGGGCAGAGGTATGGTGAGTCACGGACTTATCCGACGAGGAACCCTGACGCACCAAGCTCTTAGCCCTATGGCAGCAGGAACTAAAGATATGTGGAGAAAAATAAGAGGACTTTCCCCAGCAAGAAGCGGTGGGACTGTGGGACTTAGGTAGGTTTATCTTCCTCAGGCTTCCATTTGGATATAGGGCAGCTTGCTGCTGCCATCTGAGCTTTATACTTCATATAACATCCACATAGTTGGCATAGTTTATTATCCTTGTAGTATTCACAGCTAGAACAGATTTCCAATCTACGATCTACGAATTTAGATTTTTTAAATCCTGTTATACACCATGCTTTGATTGTAGAGAAGAATGAATGTATCTTAGGGGGTATCCAGGAGGAATATAAAGACTCTATACTTTTTATTAGTTCTTTTCTCACATCATTTAATCTATAGTAAGCAGAACTACATTGTTTTAAACTATCAATACAAGGATGCTCTTCTTCTAACTTCTCATAATCAGCTAGTAACTTTAAATATTTTTCTTCTAATGAGTCCATTGTTATACTTCTATAGGTAAGGAATGTTGTGCGATAAAGGCTTCTCTATTTTTGTGCCAAGAGTCTCTACCTGCCAATTCCCCAAAAGAATGATGAATCATAAAGATAGGCTCTACCGTATTATAGAACCCTTTTTTATGTGCTTGTATTGTATAGTGAATATCATAGAAATCCCACTCCCCTTCGAAGTACTCAGGTTTAGTTAAATTAATAGATTTAAGGGTCTTTCCTTTCACAGCTAAGAACAAACCATCTAGACATACTACCCTACCTGGATTTCCGTAGTAAGTATACTGAGCATCTCTTATATCCTTCCCATGCAACACCATCCCCCTATGCTTCCCTTGTTGCCAGATTTGATGATTCCACCATACAGCATCCTCAGATAAGTAGGTAGTTCCTGCGGGACCAAAGAATCCACACTTGTCTTTTCTGGACGCTGACACAAGTACATTTACAAATTGTTGTGGGTCCATGATAATTTCAATATCATCATGACAGAATATAACGATATCGTTATCTCTTAGTATAATATTTTCTAGTCCTTCAGAATAAGCCTCAAAGATACTTTTTTTATCTATTAAGAGTTTTACTTCTATTTTGCACCTAGATAAATAGGAGAGCAATTTATGTGTATAATCAGGTAGAGCCTCTTTACGAGTACAAATAAAAGCGTATATCTTCATGGATTCAAGAGAAGTAATTAAATTAAAACAGGAGTATAAGAGATGCAAGGTAGATCCCATATACTTTATATCAAATTATATCAAGGTTGTACACCCTGTTAGAGGATTAGTCCCTTTTAAATTATATCCCTTTCAAAAGATGATTGTAAACTGTTTGGAAGATAATAGGTTTAATATCCTTAGAAAGTTCCGTCAGGCTGGATGTACTACTATTTCTGCTGCCTATGCTTTGTGGATGTGTATCTTTCAGGAGCATAAAACCATTGTGTTTTTGTCTGTGGGGGATACGGAGTCTACAGAGATTTTAGATAGAATTAAGATTATGTTTGATGAGTTACCTGCATTTCTGAAGCCAACTATCCTCCAAGAGAATATGCATAACTTAAAACTTAGTACAGGATCTATCATTAAGTCTCGTCCTTCTGGCAAACAGTCTGGTAGATCTCTTGCTGGTTCATTCTTGTTTATTGATGAGGCAGCATTTATTGAACATATTGATTCCATCTGGGCTGCTGTTTATCCTATTATCTCGACTGGGGGTAGAGCATTTGTACTTTCCACGGTTAATGGTGTAGGTAATTGGTATTACGATGCTTGGTATAGGGCTATGGAGGGGGCAAACTCTTTTCACCCTATACAGATTAATTGGCAGGATCACCCTGAGTACACTCGTATAGAAGGCTATGAGCATCTGTATGAAGCTATGGAACAGAGAGAACCTCCCATTATAATTGATAAATGGGAAGAAACTACTCGTTCTAATATGAGTCATAAGAAGTGGTTACAGGAATATGAATGTGAGTTCCTTGGTACTGGGGAGACTTATATTGAAGGTACTATACTTACCAATATGGATAGTAGAGTAAAAAAACCTCTTTATAGAACTTTTAATAATCGCTTATATGTATGGGAAGATCCACAACCCTCTAGGCAATACTTAATTGGGGTAGATGTATCCTTGGGTAGGGAGAGAGATTTTTCTGCATTCCATGTAATGGATTCTTACTCTGGGGAGCAGGTAGCAGAGTATTATTCTAATACTACCCCCATTAATGAGTTAGCAGAAGTATTAAATCAGGTGGGCCAAAGATATAATCTAGCTATAATCTTCTTGGAGCGTAATACTATTGGGAATAATCTAATAGATCATTTGTTTGAAAGATTACAATATGAGAATTTGTATTTTGATGAAAAGAGGAATATTGGAGTTCAAGTAACTACTAAAAACAGGGATGAAATTTTAGCTATGATGGAAGAGTGTTTGAGGTTAAATAAAATTAAAATTAATTCCAAAAGAACGGTCTCTGAATTGAACACCTTTATAGTTTCCCTAACAGGAAAGGCACAAGCAGAGAAGTCTAAACATGATGATTTGGTAACTAGTTTAGCTCTTTGTGCTTTTGGGATGACTACATATTTAGAGAGTATTCCTGTTAATTTTATTGACGGGCAAGGTAAAACGCCGTCAGAGAAGCTTTTAGCTCCTATTAAGCTTAGAAACTTAAAAAGCTTCGGTGGAGATGTTGAAGAAGATATATCATGGTTGATGAAATAAACGAAGATAAACTTAATGAGAACGCTGGTCCTGGATATGTCACCTTTGGGGGGCCTGGAAATGGAGCAGCCTATGCATACCCTAGAGGTAGAGTAGGGAGATTTTTCGCTAAATTCTTTGCTACGCCAGCTATACCATACCTTAAAGATCAAGAGGATCTCGCTGGAGATACGATCATTAATCCTGAGCAATCTACTCGCCCAGCCAGGATGTCCACCTATCATCAGAAACTTCCTTACTTACCTGAAGTTGAAATCAATAGAAAGAAGAGGTATTCAGAGTATGAGAGGATGGATGATTATCCCGAAATAACAGCGGGTTTTGATATCTATGCAGATGATTCTACCCAAAGGGATACTAAAAATAGAAGATGGATAATTAATTCAGAAAGTACATTAGTGGTAAATGAAATAGATAAACTCTTTACTAAAATGAAGTTGAAAAGAATTTATTGGGATATAGTTAGAAATACCGTTAAGTATGGAGATTGTTTCATAGAATTAATTGCAGACATTAATAAACCTGATCAGGGTCTCCGTAGGCTTAAGGTACTAAATCCTAATTATATTATACGAGTAGAGAACTCTTATGGGTACTTAGAAAGATTCCTCCAGGAAATACCAGATAAGACTGCTTGGGAGTCTGCTCCAGACCCCTTTGAGAGAAATAAAAAATTCATAGAATTAGATAGAAACCAGATTGTACATTTTAGATTACATACTTCAGACCCTAAATTTTATCCTTATGGAAGATCAGTAGCCTCTGCTGCTGTTAGTATTTTCAGATCATTAAAATTAATGGAGGATGCCATGCTGGTGTACAGACTAGCCAGGGCTCCAGAGAGAAGAATTTTCTATATTGATGTTGGTCAACTTCCAACCTCTAAAGCAGAAGCCTTTATTGAAGATGTGAAGCAAAGATATAAGAAAGAGAAGTTTTACGCTAATGGTAAAGTAGATGCTAGATATAACCCGTTAGCTGCTGATGAGGATTACTTTGTACCTGTTAGAGGTGGGGCTGGGACGAAGATAGAAACTCTCCCTGGTGGACAGAACTTAGGTGAAGTTGATGATGTTAAGTACTTCAGGGATAAACTTTTGGCTACGATGAAAATTCCAAAGGATTACATAATAGAGTTCGACAAGTCCCCAGAAAGAAAAGCTAACTTAGCACAACTAGATGTTAAGTTTGCTAGAACTATTGTTAGAATACAAGAATGTATAAGTCTAGGTTTGGAATCTATAGCTAAGAGACATTTAAAATTAAAAGATTTTCCTGCAAGTTTGATAAAGGATTTATCTATTACACTTCCAGATCCTTCTGATATGTTCACTAAAAGAAAATTAGAGATTGATGAGGCTAAAGCTAGGGTAGTCCAGGCAGTCGTAGGTACTGGCTTATTCCCAACAGAAACTATCTATAAAGAACTTTATGATATGACGGA